TAGGAGCTAACGGCCTCGTAACATATTCTGGATCGGTTGCAACTACTGGATCATTTAGACTAAATACCAATGGTACGCGAGATACTACATTTAATACGGGAGTTGGATTTGGTGGAACTGGAGGAGGGGTGATACAAACAATTGATATCCAAAATGATGGTAAATATATTATGGGTGGTCAATTTACCACATATAGTGGATCTAGCATAAATCGTGTAGCTCGCATAAATACCGATGGTACTTTAGATACTACGTTTAATCCGGGAAATCTTAATGCTGTAGTTTATAGCGTAAAAGTACAACCTGACCAAAAAATCATAATTAATGGAGATTTCGGAACTTACAGTGGTTCAGTTATCACTAGAATTGTTAGAGCATTCCCTGATGGAAATCGAGATACATCATTTAATGTAGGAAACGGTTTTCAAACCACTGCAGTTGCTAATACACCAGGTGCTATTGCATTGGATACCTCAGGAAATGTATATTTAGGAGGCACACAAAGTACAACTTATTCGGGATCGACTGTTAACCGTTTTGTAAAAACAACACCTAGTGGGGCCATAGATAGCACGTTTTTTACCGGAAGCATTGCATTTAATGGACAGTCTAGTGTAGGGTTTAATGGAAACGTACGAGCTGTATTAGTATCTGGTAGCAATATCTACATGGGTGGAGATTATACAACATATCAAGCTCCCCCTATTAACTATCTTGTAAAATTAGACAATACCGGCGCCGTAGATACTACGTTTAACGTGGGTATTGGACCTAACAATACTGTTACTTCCATGGTAACACAATCTGATGGAAAAATTCTTGTGTCGGGTGCTTCATTCTCAACATATAGCGGCTCGAGCAGTACGCGAATTGCTAGAATAAACACCGATGGTACTAGAGATGCTACATTAATCTCTGGTGCAGGACTTAATGGGGTTGCATATGATATGAAAGTTCAACCTGATGGGAAAATTATTGCTGCAGGTACATTTACAACATATTCGGGTTCAACAAATAGTGGCATTGTGCGCATCAACACTAACGGTACTAAAGACACTACATTTAATATAGGTTCGGGAAGTACTGGGGCTATTAATCAATTGGCTCTCCAATCCGATGGAAAAATCATAGCAATCGGAGCGACCACAGCATATTCAGGTAGTTCAAACGCCGGCATTGTTAGAATAAACACTGATGGAACTAAGGACACTACATTTAATATGGGAAGCGGTTTTAATACTACCTCCGTACTTGCAATAGGAATACAATCCACAGGAAAAATTATTGTTGGCGGAAATTTCAGCATATACTCGGGCTCAGCGAATAGCTACATAGTTCGAATAAACACTGACGGCACTAAGGACACTACATTTAACATTGGAACAGGATTCGGTGCAAATGGTATCGTAGCATTGAAAGTTTTAGCAGATGATTCTATTATAGCATATGGATCATTTACTACTTATTCAGGATCTGCATCACCGCGTATTATAAAACTAAATCCTAACGGAACAAAAGATACAACATTTGCACCCACCACCGGATTTACTGCAACCCCATTAAGTCCAGGATATATCCAAGCATTAAGTACAGATAAAAACAATAACATATATGCTGGAAATCAAAATTCAGTATATAATGGTAACACGATTGGAAATATTGTAAAAATGAACCAATTGGCAGCATATGATAGCACATTCAATCAAGGATCTGTTGTATTTAATGGATCGGGACTAGGATTTAATGCCGCCGTAGCTTCAATTATAAACTTAATAACATAAAAACACATGAAACTAACACTAAAACAATTTATATTCGGTAAACGAATAACTGCCATTGACACGGTTGATGGATTTGATTTAATCATTAACGTGTATGTCGATGATGCATGCTATGGATTAAACATTGATGTATCCAATGTACCCGGAGGTACTTCACTTACTAAACGAGAAGATTTTACTATAGAAGGAGATATTCTTTCAATAGACAACATTTTTATTGACATAAGTAAAACTGAAATGCTTTAAAAAGCTTTAAATATATTGTACTCTGTGAATATTTATAATAAAATAACCAATTATGAATATCCCAATTTGGCCTGGTTCAAGTAGCTTCTTTCCGGGTGATACACCTTTCGGATTTTACGACAACGACTATCAATTTTCAATTTACCACAATAAACAAATCTACACTTTTCATAACTCCTTTAATATTTATTAAAAAAGGAAATATGGCAATACAAGTAACAGGATTGTTTCAATCAACAGCAACGGGTTTGATTTACCAATCACCACTATTAACATTGGTTCCGCATTTAGCATACGCCGGCGCAATCAAAATGGATGTGTATATTGCAAACAATGGTGCAATTGGATATGAAAATATCGACAAATCAACTCTAACATATGATCCAACAATCACAGATCCGTATTCACAATTAATTGATGCATTGGATACGTTTGTAATTGATAATTTGCAAAATGCAAATGAAGTTAATGCAGCAGCAACATTTGAAAAGTATACACCGTCTTTGCCAATCGTCGAAGAAATGTCCACTGAAGAAATTCCTGCAGAATAATTTGGATATTCAATAAGTTGAAAACGATCTAGTTATTAACTCACACAATAGTGAAATAACCATCTAGGCTAAAGGCCGACCTATTTATAATCAAACCAAAAACACACGTTATGAGTACAATTAATTTTACAGAAGAAGAGTTAGATAACATCAAAACAATTCAAGAAGAGTATAGTACAGTTGGAATCCAACTTGTACAACTCAAACTAGCTAGAAAATCAAGCGAAGAGTACATTGCAGCATTGCAGCAAGAGGAAGATCGAATCGCAGAGCAAATCAATAGCATCAATGAAAGGGAAAAAGAGTTGACTGAGTCACTCAACGACAAATACGGCATTGGATCGTTAGACATGACTACCGGAGAATTTACTCCGAATAGTTAAAAAAATAATAAGGTTTCGGGTTATAGAAGACATATTTATTTAAGAAAACAAAATAACAACGAAACATGGCAGAAAAAATTGTTAGTCCTGGAGTTTTTACAAACGAAAAGGACTTATCTTTCTTACCAGCAGGAATTGCAGCAATTGGTGCTGCTATTGTAGGTCCCACTAAAAAAGGACCTGCATTTGTCCCTACCGTAATTGAGAACTTTGATGAATTTATTGCTCAGTTTGGTGGCTTAAGTGAAAACACCTATGTGCCGTATGCAGTAAAAAGCTACTTGAATGCAGCTAGTACTGTAACAGTAGTACGTGTATTACAAGAGGGTGGATACAATGCCAAAGCTGTTCACATCGTACACACCACTGGATCTATAAGCAGATTAGTTGGTGTAATTTTACCAACTAAAAATACAACAAACGGCGCTTCTACCGGTAACGGATTTGATGCATCTACGTTTGTAGTAGGAAGTGTTACTGGATCTTTTGGATTCACACTTTCAGGTTCAGGTGTATCTGCACAAGCACTTACAGCATCAGCAAACCCTAATAATGTAAGCAACTTTGAGAACGTACTAGGTACTTCTCCACAAGGTGGCAAGAAAGGGTATATGTATGTATGGTTTGACAACTACTTAAAGTCAGCACCAGGATTGAGTGGATCTGTTCAGTTTATTACTGGATCAACTGTGTCTTTGGTTGACTATTCTAGCTCAATTGCAGGAGATGCAGCTAACGCAGCTACACCTTACATCACATCACAAATCATTGGTGGTGCTAAATTAGACCTATTCAAAGTAAACACTATTGCAGACGGTACTGATACTAACAACTCAATCAAAGTTAGTGTCATCAATACAGTACTTCCAGGCGGAAGTCCGGCAAGTGATTACGGATCATTTACTTTATTGGTTCGTGACTATAATGACACTGACCAACGTCCAGTAGTATTGGAATCTTACGCTAACTTGACTTTAGATCCAGATTCATCTAACTACATTGCTAGACGAATTGGAGATAGATACAAAACTGTATCTGATGGTGGTGTTGTAACAGTAAACGGTGACTACGATAACGTATCTCAATACATCTACATTGAGTGTGTGGATGACGTTAGAAACAAAGCAATCACTCCTAATGTTAAACCATTTGGATACGATGCTTATGTTCAACCAATCTCCTCTTCTTACAGCTTCCCAACTGCATCATTTATTAAACGTGATACAGTAATCAACGGAGCTTACAACAAGAAAGCATACTACGGACACGACTTCGCTACTACATCTGACAACAATAACTATTTGTTACCACTTGCTTTAGGAACAACTCAAGTAGTTGGTAACGACTTCAACTTAGATGAGTGTTTTGTTCACCCAAGTGCATCTAAAGCAAATACAAACTCTACATTCGTAGGAGGTTCAAGTGTTTCAGCTTCTATATTTGTAGGACTAGATGTAAATAACGTATTAAAATTCAATATACCATTACAAGGTGGTTTTGATGGAATGGATCCAGCGATCGCTAAGAATGTTGGAGCTAATATTACACCAACCAACTTGTTTGGAATGAACTGTAGTACTGCAACAGCTGCAGGTGGAGTAGCTTACATAAAAGCTCTTAACACAATTGCAAATGCAGATGAGTATGATATTAACTTAATAGTTACTCCAGGAGCAACAATCAAAGATCATTCAGCTATCATCAACAAAGCAATCGAGGTAGCTGAAGACCGTGGAGATGCATTCGTATTAGCAGATCCAATTACATACGGAGGTTCAGTAGCATCAGCAGTAGCAGCAGTAGTTGACTCAGGAATTGATTCAAACTACGTAGGTACTTACTGGCCTTGGGTTAAGATTATTGATACAGATAAGAATAAACCAGTATGGGTACCACCAAGTGTTGTTGTACCAAGAGTAATGGCGTACAATGATTCAGTAGCATACGAATGGTTCGCACCAGCAGGTCTAAACCGTGGAGGTGTATCTGAAGCAGTTGACGTAGAGTTGAGATTGAACCAAGCACAACGTAATGACCTATATGAAAACAAAGTAAATGCAATTGCAACATTCCCTAGCCAAGGAGTATGTATCTGGGGTCAAAAGACACTACAAGCTAAACCATCTGCACTAGATAGAATCAACGTACGTCGTTTATTGATTACATTGAAAAAGTTTATTGCATCTTCAAGTCGTTACTTAGTGTTCGAAAACAACACAACAGCGACTCGTCAAAGATTCTTGAACATAGTAACACCATACTTAGAGACTGTAAAATCTCGTCAAGGATTATATGCTTTCCGTGTAATCATGGATGAAACAAACAACACACCTGACGTAATTGACAGAAATATCATGTACGGTCAGATATTCTTACAACCAGCAAAAGCAGCAGAATTTATCGTATTAGACTTTAATATTCTTCCTACTGGAGCAACTTTTGATAACGCTTAATATTTAATATAAACGACAGATGGCAAATTTAATTGAAAACAACGAAATCTTCTACACACCTTATGAACCTAAGGTACAGAATAGATTCATCTTATCTGTAGAAGGCATTCCAGCATTCTTATGTAAGAAAGTGTCTCGTCCAGGTATTGAGTGTGGAGAAGTAGTATTAGATCACATTAACATTATCCGCAAGATGAAAGGAAAATGTAAGTGGAATGATATCACAATATCAATGTACGATGCAATTGTACCTTCAGGAGCTCAATCAGTAATGGAATGGGTACGTGTATCTCACGAATCAGTAACAGGACGTGATGGATATGCAGATTTCTACAAAAGAGATTTTGATATCTTCGTACTTGGACCAGTAGGTGATAAAGTAGAAAACTGGAAAGTAAAAGGTGCATATATCAAAACAGCAACGTTTGGAGATATGGACTGGTCAACAGAGACTCCAGTTGAGATATCTTTAACATTGGGAGTTGAT